AGATGATACTAATAAAGTAACCGATATATTGATAGAGCCGGTATATAGTGGAAGTGATACAACCGTTTGGAAAGAGTTTCTTCTACCTGATAGACCAATGGGAACTCCTGATAATGCACATCCAAACGAAAATGGACACAGAAAAATATATCAGGTATTAAAAGAAAATTTGAAAAGAAAATTAAATATAAATTAAAACAAAACAAAATGGCACAAATTTTAGGAAACCAACCAGGAGCACCACAACAACCTAGAGTGGATTTATCTCAAGCACAAGACATGAACTGTCCTCATTGTAACTATCCTTACTTTATTCAAGCGGTAATGATTAAGAAGATTTCAAGATTCGTAGCAAATACTGCAAAAGATGCTGTATTACCTGTGGATGTATTATTATGTGGTAATTGTGGTAAACCAATGGATGAATTACTACCAGCTGAATTAAGAAGACAATCTGCTCCACAAACAGAAACACCTACTACACCTGAAGAGCCTGTAGTTACTAAAAGTTCATTAGAAATTTAATATGGAAGTATTATTCATATGTGCATTACCGGATGAATCAGACAGGGAAACTACTCTATTTGGTTCACCGATAATTCATACTGGTGTTGGTAAGATAAATGCAGGATATAAAACTGCATTAGCTATCCAAAAATATAAACCTAAATTTATCTGTAACTTTGGAAGTTGTGGTTCATTCCAATTAGAAAAAGGAACATTAGTAACCGTAAAAGAAGTATTCAATGGTGATATGGATGCAGAACCATTTGTAAGATACTCGGTTACACCATTTGAAGAAGATGGTGGTTCTTTTCCTGTAATGGATATGGGAGTTAAATGCTTCACAACTGAAACATTTATAACAAAGGATAAAATTAAATCTTTCCCTCCTCAAAAGTTGGAATTATTAAATAATTGTAGTATCTTTGAGATGGAATTATACTCAATCACTCGAGTTTGCAGAGAGTTCAAAATACCTATCACTTCTTACAAATGGGTAAGTGATGATGGGGGAACTAAAGACTGGCTGGAAAATTGTAGAATTGGGTATGAACAATTTAAACAAAAATTTTATAACACTTATATCAAAGGCTAATGGCTAAAACATTATTTGACCATTTAAACGCAATATCAAAAGACCAAAAACCTGATTACTTCAAAGATTTATCAGAAGAAGATAAGAAGACTTGGAGTAATTATATGATTCATAGATTTCTTTCAATGAATTATGATTTCGTAGATTTGATTGCACAGGTCCAACCCTTAACACAAACAATGGAGCCTGAAATATTCTATAAATTACTTATTGGGTTGATACCATCCGGTAGATATTATTTTAGATATATCAAAGGCAAATCAGAGGAAACATCTGATGAGGCCATTGTTCAATTATTACAACAAGAATACAATTGTTCTAAATCAACCGCTATAGATTATTACCATATACTAACCTGTATTAAGGAAGGAGAAGAGTATAAGAAGTACTTAAAAGATAAGTATGGATACAAAGGGAAGGAGAAAGTTCCAAAAACAGAAAAAGTAAAAAAAGGTAAAAAATAATTTATGGGAAGAGTTTCGTTTTCACAATATTCAATGTGGTCAACCTGTCCGCAGCAATACAAATTAAATTATATAGATAAGTTATCAGTATCAAACGCTAATATACATTTGATATTTGGTACTGCTATGCACGAAACTTTACAACACTTTTTGGATATAATGTATAACACCACTAAAACAGCCGCAATGGCATTAGATTTAGATGGATTGTTAGGAAAAAGATTAGTTGAAAACTTTAACAAAGAAAAAGAGAAGTTAGGTGAAGGAGAATTTCCTTGTACAAAAGAAGAATTGGAAGAATTCTACGGAGATGGTAGAAAGATAATTCACTACTTCAAAACTAAATTAGGAAGTTTTTTTAATAAGAAAGGATTTGAATTAGTTGCTATTGAGTTACCACTTAATATGCAGATTAAAGAGAATGTAAACTTCATAGGATTTGTCGATGTTATCGTTAGAGATACATGGGATAAATCAGTTACAATTATAGATTTCAAAACATCAACTGCAGGTTGGAGTAAATATCAGAAATCAGACCCAATTAAAAACGCACAGATTCTTATCTACAAAAAATTCTATGCTGAGAAATACAACATAAGTGAGGATAAAGTTAAGGTAGAATTTCACATACTAAAAAGAAAGGTTAAGGAAGATGCTGATTATCCTATTCCTCGTATCTCAAAGCATGTGCCAGCAAGTGGTAAACCATCAGTAAACAAAGCGTGGAAAGGATTTATGGAATTTGTAGATAGTGTTTTTGACGAAGCAGGAAACTATAGAGATATAGATTATCCAACTAAAAAAGGAACATCTTGTAATTGGTGTGAGTTTAAAGAAAGAAAACTCTGTCCACTTTATAAAGATTAAAAAAATATCCAAAAAACTTATCGTTTTATCAAAAATACATATATATATCTATATATACAAATACAAAACGATATGGACGTAAAATTAACAAGTGTGAAAATCCTTAGAGATTTGTATTCTTCATTTAAGAGAACTACATTAGATGATAAGATGAGTTTACAAAAATTAGTTAACCGCTCACTTACACTTTATGTAGAAGACCCAATCTTTAAACAAAAGATAGACTCATTCGGAGAATTACAAATATCAGGTTCACAATTTTAAAAAAGAGATTATTAATAAGTTATGGCGAACAAAAGAAAGACAATCTTACTTTTATCAGATGATTTAAGAATGCATAGTGGAATAGCTACTATGTCAAAAGAATTAGTATTGGGTAGTTTACACAAATACGATTGGATTCAATTGGGTGCAGCAATTAACCACCCCGAGCAAGGAAAAATAGTTGATGTATCAGAAGATGCACGAAGGGTTACAGGTTTAACGGAGGGTAATATAACTATTTATCCATATAGTGGATATGGTGATTATAACATCGTTAAGCAATTAATAGATAAGCATAATCCAGATGCAATTCTACACTTTACAGACCCTAGATATTGGATATGGCTATATGATATTGAGCATGAAATAAGACAAACTACACCAATATTTTTCTATCATATTTGGGATGATTTACCAGACCCTCATTACAACAGAGATTACTATGAAAGTTGTGATTGGATTGGGTGTATCTCAAAGCAAACTTACGGTATTACTAAAAGAGTTGGGCAACTAGAAAACGGGAAAACCTGGGTACCTAGAGAAGATTGGCAAGTATCGTATGTACCTCATGGTGTATCTAATTTATACAAACCATTGGCAGAGAGTGCTGAATTAGATGCATTTAAGACTCAAATGTTTGAAGGAAAAAAATATGATTTTGTATTCCATTGGTCAAACAGAAACATTCGTAGAAAACAACCATCTGATGTAATTTGGGCTTACGATGAGTTCTGCAAAACATTAACACCTGAGCAAAAAGATAAAGTGTTATTATTAATGCACACTCAGCCTGTAGATGAAAATGGCACTGATTTACCAGCGGTTATTCAGAGAATATCTCCTACTACTAATATAAAGTTTTCGACAGGAAGATTATCAACCGAACAACTTAATCAAGTTTTAAATATTTCAGATGTATCAATTAACATTTGTGGTAATGAAGGATTTGGGTTAGGAACTGCGGAATCAGTAATGGCGGGTACACCAATTATTGTATTAACAACCGGTGGATTACAAGACCAATGCGGATTCCGTTGGAAGGATAGTGGAGAATTATTAGTTGCAGAAGATTATGTTAAAATAGGTTCACTTCATAATTGGAGAGATTCAATGGATAAAGTAACTTATGGAGAATGGGTTAAACCTGTATGGGCTAAAGCACAGACAATGACGGGTTCAGTTCCTACACCTTATATTATTGATGATAAAATTGACATTAAGGATTTAGCGGATGCAATGAGATATTGGTATGATATTCCAAAAGAAGAAAGAAAGAAAAAAGGATTAATCGGACATGAATTCTTCAAAGGGCCAAACGGATACCACGCCAAAAGAATGTGTGATACATTGATAGAAGGAATGGAAGGAGCATTTAAAAATTGGAAACCTAGAAAACGATTTGATTTATTTAAAATAAAAGAATAATATGGGAAAGCAATTAGAATTATTTTCAAAAGATGAATTTGATATATTTGAAACATGTATTCAATGTGGAGTAGAAACCGATACATTGAAAACAACTCACATAGATTTTAGAACTGGGTATATTGAAGGAGCTGGGCAATTATGTAGACAATGTTATATGGGTAGTAGTAGAAACCTAATAACAATAGATGAAAGAACAATTTTAGATACACCAAACAATGAAGAATTGGGTGCAAAAGTAAGAAGAAGATATTATGAAAGTAAAGATTAAAAAGATACATCCGAATGCAACTATCCCATCTTATGCAAAGAGTGGAGATGCAGGAATGGATTTAGTTGCAACATCGGTTATAGGTGAAACATTAGGTTCAATCACATATGGATTAGGTATTGCATTAGAAATACCTGAAGGATTTGTAGGATTAGTATTTCCTCGTTCTTCTATCAGAAAAACAAATTTACAATTAAGTAATTCAGTTGGTGTGATTGATAGCGGGTATAGAGGAGAATTACAGGCTACATT